AATTAATCCAGCTTTAAATGCTGCACAGTCAGCATGGGGTGGAAATATAATTAATACTAAAAACATCAGAAAATTAACACCGCGAGAATGTTTCAGACTTCAAGATTTTCCAGATTCATTTGATTTTTCGGTTGTCAGCGATTCACAAGCATATAAACAAGCTGGTAATTCTATCACGGTTCGAGTGCTTGAATTAATACTTTTAAAATTGAAACTATAAAAATAACTATGATACACTTCAACAAAATAACAGATTACCAAAGCGACATATTAGGCAACGGTAAAAAGATAGGAACGCTTGAACTACTAGCGAATAAATACTACATAATCGAAATTGATTATTTCAGCTTTCCAATACCTGTAAAAGACAAACGATTAATTCACGGAATTATCGAAAGGGTTTATAAGAGCGGCTTGAAATACGAAGCGAGAAAGCGAAGATTAACGCAAAGATTTATCGAGAAAAGTAAACAACCAAAAAAGATATTAAGTTAATGCCGCGTTGTAAAAATTGCCGAGACAAATTCGATCCTATCCACTTCAATGCTAAATATTGTTCAAAAGACGAATGCAGAAAGGTTTGGATTGAGACGGCTAAGGTTAAGCAATGGACAAAGGAAAAGAAAGCACGAAAAGAGAAGCTTGAAACTGTTCAGGATTTAATGAAGAAAGCGCAAAAGGTTTTTAATACTTGGATAAGAAAGCGAGATAAAAGTAAGGGCTTAAATTGTATAAGCTGCGGAAAGGCTTTAGGCGTTAAATATGATTGCGGTCATTATTTTAGTTCTGGAGGACACAAAAACGTAACCTTCGATGAAGAAAATTGTCACAGTCAATGCGTTTACTGCAACCAACACTTACACGGAAACCTGCTTAACTATCAAATAGGCATAGCAGAAAGGATAGGAGCAGACAGATTAATAGAGTTAAACGGCAGAGCGCACAAAACGAGAAAGTTCACACGAGAGGAGCTAAAAGAAATAATTGCCAAATACAAATAGATGTAAAATAAATTAGTATATTACCAAAAATAAACAAATAAACAGTTATGAAAGAAGTAAACGAAAAAGCAGAACAGTTCCACAAAGGACTAGAAAACAGAAATTTAGGAATCTATAAAGCGTTGGCAGGATTCCAACAAGAATGCCCAGTAATACACAAAGGCGCACAAGGACACAATTACAGTTACGCAGATTTACCTGCTATCTTTGAAGTAATCAACCCACTACTAGCTAAACACGGTTTAGGATTTACGCAGCCGCTACAAGGTAAAGACATCTTAACTATTTTATTCCACGTAGAAACAGGAGAAACTATTGAGAGCCTTACGGAAGTTCCAACAGACACAGGAAGCAGAATGAATATTTTTCAGAGCGCAGGAAGTGGAATAACTTACTACCGAAGATACGCTATTTCTTCGCTTTTAGGTATTGTTACCGATGTAGATTTAGACGCAGGTAAACAAACCTTGTCAGATGCGCAGTTTAAGACTATCTTAGACACTTTAGCAAGCGGTAAAGCAACTTATACCAAAGAGAAGATTAAAAGCTCTTACAAGTTATCTATTGAGCAAATCAAAAAACTAGCGTAATGATGGAAATTTGGAAGGACGTTGAATATTACGAAGGTATTTATCAGATAAGCAATTTGGGACGAGTTAAAAGCTTAGCGCGTAAAGATTCATTAGGGCGTAATTTACAGGAGAAAATTCTTTCAGTTACGATTGATGGAGGCGGGTACTTTAAAGTAGGACTATCTAAAGAAGGTAAAATGAAAACTAAAAAAGTGCACCAGTTAGTAGCTATCGCGTTCTTGAATCACGAACCCTGCGGTTACAAGTTAGTCGTTAATCATATTGATTTCGATAGAACTAACAACAACGTTAACAATTTAGAAATAGTTACTCAAAGGGAAAACACAAACCTAAAGCACGTTAAAAGTTCTAGTAGATACACGGGTGTGAGCTGGAAAAAACGAAATAATAAATGGCAGTCTAATATAATGATTAACGGAAAGAAAAAATACCTCGGATTATTCGATTGTGAAATTTCGGCATCACGAGCATATCAAACAGCTTTAAATGAAATAACATGAAGGATTTAAAAATTAGAGCGAGTTCTTTAGGGCGTTTAATGTCAAACGATAAAGACACAAGCATAACAGATAAACAGCTAGTAACTCTTAACGGGTTACTAGCTAAAATTAAGCTAACAGAAAAGCAAGCCGAGCTTAGAGACATATTAATGCTCAAAAGAGACGCAAAGCCACAGTTAAGCGCAGGAGCAAAGAGCTATATTAACGAGCTTTTTATGTATAAAGAGTTTGGAGTAAGGCAGGAGATTAACTCTAAATATATCGACAAGGGCAACGAGGTAGAGGAGTTAGCAATTGAGATAGCAGGAATAGAGTTAGGCTATGAAGGTTTAGTTAAGAATGAAGATTATTTTGAGAATGATTACATTATAGGAACGCCTGACGTTGTAAACGATGAAGTACTAATAGACGTTAAAAGCTCTTGGAGTGCAAGTACTTTCCCCTTCTTTGATACTACGTTAAAGAATAACATTTATTCGTGGCAATTAAAGGCGTATATGTATCTTACAGGGCATACAGAAAGCTATCTTTGCTACTGCTTAGTGCCTACTCCAGAAGATTTAATCTTAGACGAAATGCGCAGAGTATCTTGGAAGCGTGGAGAACTTGGAGAAGTCAGCATAGAGACAGAGGTAAATGTACGATCATACTTTGATTTGAGTAAGATACCAACAGAGAAAAGAGTTAAAGCGTTTAAAGTTGAGCTAACAAAAGAAGACGTTGAGCAAATAAAAGAGAAAGTAGAATTAGCAAGAGAATATTATAAACAAATAAAGTAAAGTAAGATGAGTAATTTTAAAGTAAAGGGAAGCATTGCTTCTATTAGTGAAAAGAAAGTACTAGACAACGGAGCTAGTATTGTAGATTACGTAGTTAGCGTGACAAGTGATAACGGATATGTAACGCCGCATAACTTTTCAATGTACAAAAAAGCGGAGTACGCAGAACACGTGGATAACTTTATAAAGTTTAATAAGGTTGGAGACGTTGTAGATGTAGAATTTACGATTCGCGGACAGGAATACAACGGTAAAATCTATAACAGTTTGAACCATTGGAGATGCGATAAAGTAGAGATGAGTTCTAGCGATGCTGTTACTCCAGTAACTAACGAAGCGGACGATTTGCCGTTTTAGTGACTACCCAAGATATATATGAAGCTATATTATCTAAACCCAACGGAAGTGCAGTTACCTCCGTTGGGTTTATATCAGATTTACACTCATACGCTGCGACAAGTGTAAGCATAATAAAAGGCATTGACAATCCAAGACAATCAAAACAAGCTATAATGCTAAAGGATCAGATTAAAACAGTTTTAAATGAGTACGATAATTTAAAAAGACACCCGCCAAAAAATAAAAGAAGATGAACGATAGATACTTTATAATAGATTACGGCAGAGATATGTTAGAGTTAGCGGAGGTTAATGTTAACTACTTAAAAGAAAATAACTATCATACGGTTATCTATCTAACAGACCTACCGGATAATTTAATGGTTAACGAAGTAACGCAGGAAAAGTTCTTAGATCACTTCGCTTTATTAAGTGAGAACTAAACAAATACAACAAAATCTAGTTTAACAGTTATGGAATGGCTTAATAAAGTAGCAAAGCACCACAAAGAATACATTAAATACGTTCATAAGATGGGCGATACTTCTCACGCAGAAGACCTGGTACAAGAATGCTACCTTAGGCTTGTTCAATATGACTGTGGAAACAAAGTAATAAGAGAAGACGGTACAGTAAATAAGACTTACGTTTGGAGAGTGCTTAGTAATTTGTTTAAATCCTATAAGACTAGTTCTAGTAAGTTTAACTTTATACAGGTAGAGGAATGTATAGGAATAGAAACAGAACAACCTAAAAACGAACAAGAGGAAGCCTATGAACGTGTAATGCAAAAGCTATTTAAGGAACTAAGCAAACTAGACAGAGATAACAAATACAATTATAACGAGGAGCTGTTTACTTTATATGCTAGTTCAGCTATGAGCATGAGATGTATCAGTTCAATAACTAAGATAAGCCTAACAAGTATATTTAACACTATAAATAATTGCAGGGAGCAGTTAAGCGATGAGCTAAGAGAAGATATAGAAGATTTTAATAACGGAGATTACGAATTAATATGAAAGAGATTAAAGCATTTTTAAGCAATCACAAAGACTTATATATGGTTGCCTATTTAGAAGAAATGAAAAAAGAGAAGCCAAACCTACTAGACATGAGAGAGCATTTAAATATTACTTGTGTGCTAGATATTATTTTACAAGGATTAAATAAAAAAAATGAAAAAAAATAAAGAGTACTACGAAGCATTAGACAAGAGAACAGCAGAGTTCAAAGAGTGGAAGAAATCACAAACGATTGAACCTAATTTAACTGCTGAAGAACCTATCAAAACTAAAGAAGAGCTAGAAGCGAAACACGCAGAAAACGCTCCTGCTGGTTTAGGAGATTTAGTAGAGAAGATTACAGAAGCAACAGGACTTAAAAAGCTAGTTAAGTTTGTAGCTGGTGAAGACTGCGGATGCGATGAGAGAAAGGTAAGATTAAACAAACTAAGATTTAGAAGCAGTCCTTTATGCTTAGAGGAAAGCGAGTACAGTTTTTTACATTCGTTTTTTATTGGTAATCCTAGCACGGTAACACAAAGCCAAAACGTAGAGCTAACTAAAATGCACGCTAGAGTATTTAATAAAAGAGCAGCAGAACCTACAAGCTGTTCAAGTTGTATGCGCCAAACGGTTTCAGATTTAAGAGAGATTTACAATACTTATAAATAGTGTAGTGGACGTTAATCAAGCCCTAAAGCTAGTAAGGCAATATATCTTTGATAGGACAGGTAAAAGAATAAGAACAAACGATATTAGAATAATGAGAGATAGAACGCAACTAGACAAGCTAGAGCAGGCTGTTAACATAGTTAGAGAATACTACAACGGTAAAAAATAAATTAATAGTTAATTACTTTTAATTATGGATAAAAGGAAACAAAACGGGGGACACTCTACTAAATCTAAGGGAGTAGATAAGCGAAAAAACGAATACAAGAAAGCAATAGAAAACGCTATAACTTTAGATGATGTAGAGAGAGCTTTAAAAAAATGTATTCAAATAGGCATAAGCGATGATAAAGACCGTATGCAAGCCTTAAAGCTTCTGTTAGAGTATACAGTAGGAAAACCAAAAGAAACGGTAGAGCTAGAAGGTGGGGAAGGAATAGGTTTAAGCTTTAATGAAATGTTAGCTTTGATCCGTGGCGATAAACAATAAATACTTAGTTTTAGATAATCCTTCCCGTTACTTTATTGTTACGGGTGGGCGTGGCTCTGGTAAATCTTTTGGGATTAATGCGCTGTTATGTTTACTTATGACAGAGAAAGGACACGTTATATTATTTACTCGTTACACTTTAAGAGCTGCTA